AAATCGAATGAATCATAGATGGTCTTATCCGCCAGGCCGAACGAGAGCTCCCGGCAGTAGGACGACACGTCTTCCGTGATCTCGAAAGAGGTTATTTTGTCCGAGATATCCACATCGTTCAGGAGGATTTTCCAGCCGTATGGCATTCTTCTTTATCCCTCACCAGTAACCAACACAGCTCAGGATCAGACCCAGATCCCCGGTAGCTCGTCACATCCTCTCGGTGATGATGAGATTCAATTCATAGCTGTAAACGGTGTATCCCTTCGCGGCGAAAAGCAGGTTCTTCCACGCCCGGAATCCGTCGGGTCTTGCAAACTTCACCTTGTAGATATCCATGCCGTCCGTAAAATAGTATTCTCCGTCCGCCGTATCGTGCAGCTCCCGGAGAGCGAGCACGGTCGCATCGGATATGGCGTCCCGGTCACTGATCCTAATACGGCCATCCCCATTAACCGCCCCGAAATCCTGCACTACGACCCCGCCGAACGTCTGGTGCACCGATCCTCGTCCTTCGCTCCCCGCCTGCTCGTCGTACTCGCCGTAGATGGGATCCTGGTCAAGGACCACCAGGTCAGCCGGAGCCGGACTCGCATTCTCCGGGCCCGTGGTCGGATCGATATCCGTGCTGTAGATGGCGAAGGCCATTGGATGCCTCCTTTAGCTCGCAATCATGAGGATCAAGATGGCAACAGTCACAACAGTGATGATGTCGAGGACAAGCACCGTAAAAAATGCAGGATCGCGCAAACCAGCATTGCGGTTTCTCTGGCGCATCATCCAACAATCCATTTGCGATAGGCTGCGACAAGTCTCTCATCGTATTGGTTCGCCGCATATCCTGCTCCGTTATAACCCTTGGCAAACATTGCCCAATCCTTCCTTTTGAGGTAATTCGCAAGGGATTCCCCGGCAAATGAAGTGTTCTTAACGAGCTTACAGAAAGCCATGAGGTGCATGCCCTCGGATTCGTACATGGCGTCCACGAAATCGACCACATTGGAAAAGCCGCACCGGAGGAAGTGATATCCCATGATCTGAAAGAGCCCCCAGGAGGCGGATGCCAGGGCCGCAACCTTGTGGATTTTCATGGCCCGCTCCAGCCGGGAGTACTCTCCGGCGCCACCCTTGTAATGGGCCTTGGTCCATTGGAGATACAGGATGTCTTTGTTTCCTGAAAAAATTGCTCCGGGATCGATACCGACTCGCACCAGCTCCATCCAGAACACGTGCCCCTCGAACAGAATCTTGGGCCTGCCGTCTGGGAGAAACCCACTGCCCGAGGCCTCCACTTCGCAAACGGCCCGGATGGTCGCCACATCTACCCCGATGGATTCCGCAGCTTTGGCATAATCACAGTCGGTAAAGGTTTTGGAGTCGCCGCATGCACTGATGGCGGATATGCCGCAGGCCTGCGGCACCTCATTCACAAGAGCACCCCATGTGAGCGGTCCCACAATCCCGTCCTGCACCAGATCATTGCGCCCCTGGAAGGCAAGCACCGCTCTCTCCGTTACCGGACCGAAAACCCCGTCGATCTCCCAGCCGAGATATCCCTTGTCTGCAAGAAGTGCCTGCAGGATGGCTATGTTCATGCGATGCACGGAGTTTCGCATGATAGTGTTCACCGGGATCTGGATGTGATTCATTTTCTGCGGGCCTCTTGATTGAGTTTCTAATATAGTAGAATTCAGGGTCTTGTGAGCATCATTTTCGCCAGTTCCCTTTCAAACTGGCGAACCATCTGCTTGGGATTCGGCCCCTGCACCAGGACCGGGAGTTCCGTGTCGCCGGCGCGAAGGGTCAGGGTCCCGAGGTCCGAAGTTCTTCCTACCGGCCCCCCCGTGGCATAAGCCATGCGCGGGGCCGTCTCCAATTGCGGTAGTGTCAGCCCGGCAAATAGCTTGGGTAGATCAATCCGCATGCTGTTAAGCGCATGGAATAGACCGGTGCCGTACTTGGCAACCGCTTCCTTGCGCACGATGAATTCGCCTGCCTCGAGGAGGGCCCGAATCCGGTCCCCACCTCCCCAGCCTGCGAGCTTGCCGGATAGTCTCGGCCACCCCCCGCCGGAGTAACCCGGCACGGCTTCCCCACCGGTGGAGGATTCCCTCACCTCGCGCACGTGGATGATGTGTTCGGAGTGGGTCGTCTGTTTGAGCTGTGCAATAGCCCTGTCCACTTCGCTCGTGTCGGGATGGAATTCGACTTCCGGGTCGATCGGAGTGTCATTGATCGCATCGATCTTTGTTTTCAAATTATCGAGCTGCTTTTGAAATTCCTCCGCCCTGGATCTGTTCTCCTCGGCGTGCTGGCGGGAATATTCCTGCTGCCGTTTGATTCCTTCTTCAATCCCCTGTTGCGCCTCTGTCATGAGCTTGAGCACTTCGTTTATGACAGCGGCATTTTTACTTTGCTCCTTTTCGTTGTTGCTCAGGGAGCTGGACAATCCTTCAGCTTGATCTTGGGCTTTCTTGAAGAGATCGACGGCCTCTTTCATGGCCTCGGACGTTTTTGCCTGAGCCAGTGCTTCCTGACCTTTCTTGAGAGTTTCGAGGACCTGTTTTTGTTTGTCCTGATATTGCTGCTCCTCCGTCATGCCCTTGCGTTTGATCTCACGCACCTTGTCTTCAAAGGACATGCGGGCCATGGCAAGTTCCGATTGCAGACGCTTGACCTCTTCCGCATATCGCTTTTCTTCACTCAATGCCCTTGTGTATGCCGAGCGCAAGGCTGATTCATAACCCTCGAGAGCTTTGATCCTTGAATTCCTAAGATCTTGAGCAATACCTTTGGAAAGTTCCGCCGCCTGCTGTTCGGTGGCACCAGAAAGGCGAATGAGCCGCATCTTTTCATCGGCCTCTGTTCTCGCCAATGACAAAATGGCTTCCGTTTTCTGACGTTGGATATCCAGAACGGCAAGGCTTCCTTGCGTCTCGGTGGATGATACGACCTTCGCTTTTTCTGCCGCGAAGTCGTAATACCCGGCGACTCTGCCCCGGAGAGCATCATATGCAGCGCCGACGTTTTTAAGTGTTGCATCAAGGGATTTTAACTGCTCTTCGGTCAGCTTAGTCTGTACAGTCTGGGCCTGCATCGCGGATGTTGCCTTGACCCATGAGCTCGTTTGAGCATCCCAGACGATCTTTCCTTCCTTCACCAGGCTGTTGAACTCCGCCAGGGTGTTGATGTTCATGCCGAGGCGTGTGCCCAGTTCCTGCGCTTTCTTATTGGCCCTGTCCTCGACCGCCTGCCTCTCCTTGGAGGCCTCCCGGGCTGCATCCTCCCACTTCTTCATTTCCATGTAGGCCTGGACCAGGACGATGATCTGCTGAGCGGCCATCGCGGCAGCCACGGCAAGTCCTCCGGTCAACCAGGTGGAGAGTCCGAGACCGGCGATTTTTGCCGTGTTCGCGGCGCCTGCGAGCTCAATGAGAGATGTTGCCGCCGTGGTCGCTCGCATGACCTTCATGGCCACGTCGAGACCCCTGATCACACTGGTGAGGATCGATATGCCCTTGGTCACGGCCCATACACCGCCGAGGGCGATAAGGACTTCCTTCCACTCGAGGGCGAATGCCGCGACCTTGGCCGTAACTTCAATGAGAGTGGAGGCCATGGAGCCGATATTTTCGGCATTGTCCCGGATCACCTGGGCCACGTTTTTCATGGCGGCCGCCAGGTCCTGATTGTTAGCGACGGCATCCTCGATGGTTTTCTTCACGAGCTCGAGGGCTCCGCCGAAGGTCTTTACACTCTCTGCGGCCCGGCCCTGGGTTGCGTTGGTCTGCTCCAGGAACACCTGGTATCTCACCTGGGCCTTTTCGAGGTCAGTCAAGTCCTTCCATGCGGTTTGCGAGACCCTGTGCGCCTCGTACCATGCCTTGACATAGTTCTCGTTCAAGGTGAGCCCGAGATATTCAGAGGCCTCAGCCTCACCGCGCAGGGCCGCCGTGACTCGCTCGATGCCCCCCTCCAGATCGGTCTTCCCGGCACTGAGATCCGCCGTGCGCTTGATGACGGTTTTCATCTCCTCGGCTGAGAGACCGAGACGCTTGGTCATGTCAATGGTGCGCGAGATGGCGTTTTTGATGGCCCCTTCCGAATAGACCACCAGGTCCTTGCTGAGTTCCTTGACCGAGTCCTGCCAATATTGCATGGATCCTGTCTTCTGGAACTCCCGCGAAGCCGCTTGGACGCTTGCGGTCATGTTGAACTGGGCTTGCTGGGCGTTCTTAAGGATTTCCACCATGCCGGTGAATGCGGCCCTGGCACCTTGGATGCTGAGATATGCCGTCACCAGG